ATCAGGCCGAACTTCGCGCCATTGGCCTGAGCTGCAGTCCAGAACTCGTTGATGGTCTTGCTGCCGGTAGGAGCCACGCCGGAACGTGATACCAGTGCTCCGCTCTGAACCGAACCCAGGTAAGCACCCAGATTGACGGCCTCGATGTAATGGCCACCGATAGGCAGCATTGACATCCACAGATATGGGATACTGGTTACAGAATCAATCTTAACCAGGTAATAAAGCCTGGGAGCATGAACTATGACATGGCCGATGGACTCATCCAGTGTGGTACCATCAGCATACACGCCTGAGTTACTTACAGACAGCTTGGCTGCCTTACCGTTATTCTTGAGCAGGTAACGGCCAGTCATAGCCTTATACTGTGCCCACATGTCGAGATTACCCACGCGGCCCCATGCCGGTGATGACTGTGTAGCCTGTTTGATAGGCACACCCCATGCCACCTCTCTCAGCAGCTCCTCATTACCTTCATTGATTGCATTCATCAGGTTATCCAGGGAGATACGGCGGATGGCACCGTCCACCTCGATAAGGATGTAGTTACTTCGTAACATTGACTGCACGGTTTGTGCAGTAGCCAGATTCTTTTTTGCCATAGTGTAATTATGTTAGTGATGTGAAACTTGCGTCTACCAGGACCACTACATCATGATACGAACCATCCTGCTGATCCGTATGATCGGTAGTGACCTGAATTGATGAGGATGAGGATGTGGCCAGCTGCGTCCATGTGACACCATCCATCAGAGTGAACACCCATGTCACGCTGGAGGGAGTAAGCTCAGCACCAGTGCTGGCACGTATGATACGTGCAGCCACGGTGACAGGCTTATTTACATCCACCTCCTTATTGGTTGATGAGATATACGGTACCACTATAATCTCATCCAGAGTATCTATGATTGACACACCGTACCGGTATACATAGTTAGCATCTCCCTGGTTCAGGTAGAACTCAGCTATGATGAGCTGTGCACCATCCACGTCATCCCTGGTGACGGTGATCTCAGAGTATCCGTTCTTGGCACTCCATTCGGTATTACCCTTATACCACTTCACATAGAACGGCACAGCACCGGCTCCGGCCAGCCACAGGTTAGCCACCAGAGTAGCTGTAGTATGAGAAGAGTCCAGCTGCAGTGTGCTGGCTGTCACGAAGCCATAGTATGATGATGCGCCACCCTTCTGGATGACGATATCCACAGACTTAGACATGTTATACTCCACACCGGCCACAGTAGCTATACAGGAGTACAGCAGCGTATCATTGGCTATGTTAGTGGCACTGGCCAGGTTTGCTATGATCTTGATGGCACCGGTCTGTGAGTTGAGCTGGAACTTACCGGTACTGTCCGTAATCCAGTCTCCGGATGTAGCACCATTGAATACCAGCTGCACACCGTTATAACTCCAGCTGTGATTAGAGAGAGATACCAGCAGATTCCTGGTAGTAGATGCATGAGGCGTTACCACCGGCTGATTGGCGGCCTGCGTCCAGTCCGGAGAGACTGATACAGGTGAGGTCTGATCATCTACCGCCTGGAACAGCGGCTTACCGTTACCTTCCAGAGTCAGGAAGATACTGTCACCGTTACGCATACGCTTAACGGTGAGAGATGCTTGTGCAGAATAATTTTCACTCATTTCGTATTGAATTTTTTCTTGATTTTTGCAATAGGATAGACTCTGCCACCCAGATGACTGGCACGCTGTGCCAAGGTATCACCTGGCACGGATGATGACATCACCTCCTTCTCGTTCAGGACGATATCACTCTCATTCATCAGGTGATGATGCACCGAGAATCCGGCATTCTCGGCAGCACTTATCGGACAAACCACATACTTCATATCAGTTAAATATTAAGTCATTACCGTTCTCATCTGTGAGAATATTGGCATCCTCATCGATAGCCACGCTGTATGCCGGCTTCTGGATGGCTGTGGTATATATATCCAGCCAGTCATCAGTAGCCAGTTGTCCCACACCGGTCTTGGCCAGCTGGAACTCAGTAGTGCCACCCTCGTTATGAGTCACATTAGTCAGATAGGCGCTATCCGTTTTCCATACTATCTCAATGATCGATGCCGGACAATCCACTATCTTACCCTCAGAATCCACCTGAGCCTCATCAAAACGCTCCGTCTGACCATAGATGATGGGACTGTCATTGGTAGGCTCACAGGTGAATGACTGATACACGCGGCTCACGCTGAACTGCACCCTGGAGATCTCCGTTCCATCCACCTTGAACAGCAGTATATAGTTATCCTTCTCGATCAGGCGCAGATCCAGGACTACGGCAGATGTAGAGATGGATACCACCTCATCATCAGCTGCAGTCAGTTCCGTCAGAGAGCTGGTATTCACCACGCGGTACAGCTGGACCGTGAAACCGGATGTCTGACGTACACCACCCTTATACACCTGGAATGCTATGGTACGCTCATACTCGTTACCATCCCTGGCTGCAGCTTCACCGGCAGCAGATGCCGATATCAGGCCCTGTGCCACCTTATAGTCATACAGGTGCAGCTTATCCAGGAACGGATTATACATGATGCTCTTATCGGCAGACAGTGATGCAGACCATGAGTCCACAGACTTATCAATGGTAGACAGGATGATCTCATCCGTCACTATAGGTATATTCACACCCAGACGGTTATCAGCCAGGACTGCCTCAAAATGCAGAGATATACGCTCTGACGGAGCCACGTTACGTGTGATGATCAGACTGCCACGTGTAGCACCTACCTGGTCAATCTGGTACTTACCGCTCCAGCTGGCAATAGTAGATATATCCACACCATTGGCATACCAGTGCATATCAGTCAGAGCATGATTGGCATGCGGATCTGGCCATGATCCGTCAGTGGCATTGGCCGTGATAATGGGACGTATCACAGTAGGTGACGCATAACGGTCCGGCTCATACTCGGCAGCCTCACTGTCATACACCTGAGTCACCGGACTATAGGCGCTGTCACATGCTACCGCGATACTCACGCTCAGCGGCGCAAACTCTCTTCTTATACGTTTTCTCGAAGTCTCCATATCATATTGTTATTACTGCCTGTGCAGATTGTGAATTGATATATGCCGTAATGGTGAACAGTGTGCTCAGTACGCTGGCTACAGTAGACAGGTCATTATCCTGAGCTGTGAAGCTGATGACTATGCTGCCAGCAAACTCCTGCACCTTGGTCTTATTCTGCCAGGCTGCATCAGCTGCTGCATCACCGCTGTCACGTACTATCTGCCACAGAGTCACCTGATCAGTCACATCCTCATACATGCCCTTCCATACACGGCAGGTCACCGTCATGGTCTCACCGTATGCCAGGAAGTTGTCACCATTGGTATCTATCTCGATACGCAGCGGCAGTTCCTCGAACTGCTGTATGGTACCTGACATATATATGTTATTAAGGTATGCCGAGTATCCGGACATCTGCAGGCCGAATATGTTCAGGTTACTCAGATCACCGAACTGCGCCTTAATCATACCGGATGTAAACTCCCAGTCATTGACACCACCCAGATAACGCTCATAGGTTCTGGTAGAGTAACGGCTGGTCTGTCTGGCCGTATTGGTAAAGTTACCGTATCCCACGAAATGCATCATGGCCGTAGGATGTATCTGGGACTGCCATCTGGCAGATATGCCACGCAGCACATAACGGAATCTACTGCAGCGCTCATCCAGGATCTCAGTGATACGGAAATATGAAGTGGCAAAACCACAGAAGGTGAAATTACCACGGCTGTCATCGGTGGTGGTATCTGCGTTATCAGCTGCCGTCAGATGATGATAAATACCCATACAGATATCATCCTCCGCCACGGTTCCTATCTCACCATCCTCCAGATGCAGAGTGATGGTACCGGTAGCCAGCGGATTACCCAGGATATCCGTATCTACCACCACGCTCTCAATGATACCGCCACCTGGAGCATTCCATTTATTACCTATCTCTACCGATACGCGGTTATAACGAAGCTCAGGCACCTCAAGGAATGAGCGCAGACGCATACTCTCCAGCTCGGCATTAGCCTGGCCATCGATATATCCGCCCTGACCGGTCATACCTGCCTGGTAGGTGCCGAACTTGATGCCATCAAGGAAGTTGATAAGGCCCTGAGCGGTATCCTCTATGTCACGGCGCAGACGTTTATTGACGTCTGACATATAGGCCATCTCGTTATCTCCATAGGATACGTTCTCACCCTGGTTCTGGTGGAACTGATCCAGGACAGCCTTATTCTCATGTACGTGTGAAGTAGGAAGGATGATCTGATAGATCCAATCCTTGAACTCTCCCAGTGACAGCTTACGCCATGACTGGTAGAACGGAGTCTGTACCAGGAACAGCAGACTGTCATCCAGCTCTGCCTCCGGAAAATCCGCTATCCTAGGCGGTAAAAAAAAAAGTTCGCCGTCCGGTGACTCTACCTCTATAGGTTCACCTTCATTACTTACTCGATCTACGTTAAGCAGCGTGCCATCCTCGGCCAGCACGAAATTGAAGGTACATCCGGATGAGACATCCTCATCAGATATATCCATGGTCGATGCATCCAGTACGATTGACTCCATGCCGGCGGCAGTCAGTATCCAGTGGTGGTCCGATGAGAAGAAATCCCATAGCCATGCCGCCATCTGACGGCTCACCAGACCGGTATGCTGGCTGTAACGGCGAGACTGATCTGCCGATATATCCACTATGCTGTCACCCTGTGTGCCACTCTCACGCTCGAAACTGGGCACCAGATGCTGGGCACCTGTGAAGATGAACGTATCAATGCCGCCCAGAGAGTTCACACAGCAGAAACAGTGCTCATCACCATGGTAGGGAGAGAATACATAACGCTGGATATAAGTGAGTCTCGTACCGGAACCGTTCTCTACCCATACATCCACCAGGCCATACAGATCATCAGCATCATAACCGGTAGCCTGAGCAAAGATATGACTCATAGCCACGTTATAGGTCATCAGCTTTCCGGCAGTGCCGCTGTAGAGAGTCAGAGTCACCGGATCTCCCACCTTAGGATATATCATAGCCTTGACCGTTCCGGCAGCCTGATGGTAGTAGGTCAGGAACTCCGGAGAGTCATAACCTACGGCCTTGGTCTGCGGCTGCCAGGTCATCCAGTTAGCAGCACAGAAATTAGCCGGAGTCTCGGCTAGCTTACGCACACCTCCGGCAATCACCACGAAGGATGATATCTGGGCACCATCTACGTAATAGGTAACGGTAGCCTTACCTGCAGTCTGCTCAAAACTGTCAGATGAAGGTATGGATATAGACAGGCGCTCAGAGAGAACCTGCATCACATCTACATCCACACGGTTATCAGCATCAGGAGTATAGGTCTCATCCATGATGACCACATCTCCTATCATCAGCTTCAGCGCCACAGATTGTGTGGTGTTAAGTATGAAGTGCTTGACGTTACGAAGCAGACTGAGACTGTCCGGACTCTGTATTACTGTTGCCATGACTTACTTGTTTCTATGCCAAAAGTACGATTACACCCATATAGGTATTGAGACATCAAATTGCAACGGAATCAAACCACTGCCAGTAATGAGTATCCCAATAAGTCTCCGTACTACCACTTATAGGATTCCTTACCCATACCCTCACAGAACGCTGTATTTTATATGCAATCTGACCAAGAGATGTAGGTGCAGGTAGATAGACCGGCGGCAGATCTCCCTGATATGGATCATCAGAATTATAATCAACTTCTATCTGAAATCCTGGATAATCTTCCCATGCCTGAGCCTCAATTGCAAATAGCTCTGAAAGATTTATCTCCCAGCGGTATAGAGTGGCAGGCATCACAGAATCCTGATCATCCACACCGTCAGCAAAATCCTTTACCAGATAGAATGACGCATCCATGCAGCGGATGCTACGGCCTACCTCATACTGCAGAGATTTAGGTATGAGCAGCTGGCCGTCCATGTGTTTCAGCTTATACAGGTCATACTGAAGAATATCCTTGATGGTAAGAATGAGATTGGAACTTACAGATACCTTGTTATTACGCAGCATCTTATTGAACCTATGCCAGTACTGATCATACAGACTCTGACCAAATATCTCATATTTACCTGAGCGGACTGCGCCGGAATCATCTGCAGCCTGTGTGGTGCCATACCTGTAAGTGCCAGCTGCTGCCATGCCTCCATAGTCTACTACGATTATATCCTGATCAGTATTCTCCTCCTTCTCATTGATACCGGTACGGCAGTTAACACGGTCACCAATATACGGCATCAGCATTCCGGAGTGGAATACCATAGGAGGCATCTTATCCGCAGCATTCTCATCCACACTCTGATCACTGTTATGCCGGTCATAAGTAAAGTATGATGATCCTACACGCTCCTTCACGTATGCAGGATTAAAATTACCATGAGCCACATCTCGCTTGATGATATAGTAATCTCCTGTACTCTTACGCCGTACCAGACCATCCGGCATGCTGCCGTAGGAATTAAACTGCTGTTCCGTCACATCAGCACAGCTGCCATACTTCTCTATCAGCGCCTCCAGAGTCTCAGTAGCAGGACTGGCACCATCTAGTGATGTGTCTGACTTGAGGATCACACGGCTGGACGGAGAGTATTGATACGTCATATCTCCCAGACGCTTACTACTGATATCCATATCCGGTGTTCCGGACAGTATGGATTCCATCAGCACCACCTGAGCCTTCATAGTGGATGAGTTGACATCCACCACGGCATTGAATTTCTTCTGCAGCCAGGTCAGGAACTCTCCCACCTTACAGGAAGGCAGCAGGTCTGCTATATGCACGGTGCCAGAGCAAATGGCATCCGAGCAGTTATGAACCAGTACCAGGTTCTTCAGACGGTTATCTGTCTGGAAGCAGTTAGCTGTGAGAGTAAAACCACACTTCTTGATGATACGGCGGATAGCCTCATACAGGAAAAAGAACGGAGCTATGCCGTATCCCTCCGGCACAGCTACATAGACATCACCTTCACGGACCTCCCTGGCCGCATAATTCAGGCTCCAGATAGGATGACCGCTCTCTATCAGAGGCTCATTGTTTATCTGATATCCGTCATCATCCTTCTCCACGGCCACAGGGAACACGCAGAATCCATTGGCGCCGTTCAATATATATACGGTCTGGAAATACAAACCCCAATCATGGGCAGTATTATAGTTTGTCAGCACCTCATCTGCCATCAGTTCCTTGATCTCCTTATCCTTGAACTTGGCATACAGATCGGAGTTCTCCAGAGCTATAGAGCAGGTTATGCCATGCTCCGTAGCGCTATCTACCACCAGTGTGCCACGCTTCTGGAAGATACCATGCTCCAGCATCACCGGATATGCATTGACGTAACGATTCTTACGTCCCAGACGTGCCGGCCATCCCAGTTTAGCCTGGTCTGCAGGAGTAGCCGGTATAGTAGCCGGTATACTGGTAGTGCCATCACCTGAGAAGAAGGCACTATTCTGCACTATCTCAAAGGAGAAATCCCTAGGAAGCGTCAGTTCGCCATTGTTTATATGCAGCTTCATTCTATACTGGTTATTGATTTGATACGTTCATTCAGTTCCTGAACGGCGTTAGCTTCACTATTCACCACATACGCTCTGAGCGGAGTAGTGAGAAGTTTATTTATGGCTACCGTCAGGAGGTCCAGATCCGCCTTGGATACCACTACATCATCACTGTCTATCTCTCCGGCCATACCGCCATCTGCGAAACCAGGCATACCGCTCTTCACACGCTCCTTACGGCGCATACTCTCCAGGGAGCGGAACAGCACAGGATGAGCACGTACCATACTGGCCGGAGCCACCCATTCATTGGCATGTACCACCCCCACCTCCTGCATGTCACTGCCGGCACGTTCAGTATAACCACCGGTACTGTATCCGTTCACGGTACGCTGTGCTACCGGTGCCGGAGTGGATGATCCGGAGCTGGACTGCACGCTGGCACTACGTATGGCATTACGCTGTGCCACCAGCATGGCCACCTCAGTAGCGGTCACCACTGCCATCAGTGCTGATGCAGCTATACCGGCAGGAGTGAAACCAAGCTGTGCATAAGTAGCCAGGATAGCCGATGCTCCGTTAGCCAGAGCCTGGGCAATCTGTATGCCCATATTCACATCGGCATAACGCTGCTGGACCTTGAGCTTCTGGGCCTCATACTCCTGCTCGATCTGCTCACGGCGCTCGGCATTGTCACCGGCTGCCTCCAGCTCAGCATTCATCTGAGCCTCCAGTTGAGCCATCTTAGTCTCCTGCAGGTTATTCATGGCAGTGGATATCTGACTCAGATATTTCTTGGCAGTATTCAGACTATTCTTCCAAGCTGTGATATCATACTCACGCTGTTCTGCCTGGTACCTCTGTATAATCTCGGCCTTAGCCTTCTGATACTCCTCCTCATCAATCAGCTTCTGCGCTATCAGCGTCTCCAGATCTGCCAGTTCCGCCTGGAATGCCACCACCCTGGTAGCGCCGGTCAGATCCGCAGCCAGCTTCTGCAGACGTTCATTCTCCTTGGCCTCTTCCTCTATCTGCTTCTGCAGTGCTTTAGCTTCCTCATCCAGACGTTTGGCTGTCTCTTTAGCAGCTACCTTATCGGCCTCCTCCTGCAGTTTCATCTGCTCCTGCAGAGTCATATCCAGGAGCTGTGACTGATAAGCCAGACTATCCTTCAGATATTTCTTGCTGATATCAATCTTATCCTGCAGGCCCTGACGCTGGATCTCCTTCTGACGCTGTTCATACGTCTCGGCTGTTATTTCACCATCGATATAACGCTTCTTCTCTATGTTAAGCAGCTCTGTAGAATGCTTCTCGGCAGCGGATATCTCCTCCTTATACGCAGCATCATTGGCCTTGGCATGCTCCTCGATGAGAGACTTACGCAGACCACTGGCAGTGGTAGCTATCCTGGTAGTGGCAGAATAGAAGTTACTCTCTGCACTAAGCATAGAGTTATAACTCTTCACGTACTGGCTTACCATCTCATCACTGGAGAGATTATACTTGGCCACCATAGCAGCCACATCCTTAATGGACTGATCCGTATCATCCTCCAGAGCTTTGATCTCGGCCCTCGCCTTCTCGATCTCCTTACTGTATGCCAGGTAGTTACCGGCAGCCTCATAACCTGCCAGCAGCTGCTTACGTTTATTCAGCTCGGTATTATACTCATCTGCCTGCCGAATGATATCCTTGTTAGCGTTATACTCACGTACCAGGAATTGCAGCTCATCATCATTCATCCTGGTCCTGGTCTGCAGCTGCAGCTTATAGGCGTCATACTCCTGCTGTGCCACATCACGCTTCTCGGTAGCCAGTTCCCTCTCCAGACGTACAGCCTCCTCAGCAGCAGCCAGACGCTCCTCATCAGAGAGAGTCTGGTCACGCATCAGCTGCTTATTACGCTCTATCTCCACGTTATACTCAGCCTCCATCATGGAGAGTGAGTTCTGACGCTCAAAGATCTCATCCAGCATCTGAGCAACCAGCTTACCGTTTTCATAGGCGGAGCGCATATTCTGTACCAGCTCATTCCATCCGGTACCATTGGCCATATCTATGATAAGAGATTGGTATGCTGCCTTCATGCCGGCCATCTCAGCCTCAAACACATCACCGTACTGCTGAGTATTGGCTATAAGATCCTTACCCAGCTTGATAAGACCACCTATCACTGCAGTAGCCACACCCAGCCATGCCTTCAGAGCAGGAGGTATCTTGCTCAGGAGAGATTGTGTCTGTTTGGTCTCATCATTGAGTTCCTTCATCCGGTCACGGACCTGCTTCAGTTCCTTACTCTTCTGGATGAACTCATCAGTACCAGGTTTCAGCTTTCTCAGTTCACGGTTAAGGCCCTGAGCAGCTTTCTGAAGTTCATTCATGCTGGCTCCGTTCAGACGGTTCAGGATCTCACGGTAATCCTTGGTCTCCTTCTTGATGGATGACATGGACTTCTGAACTTGATCCAGCTCCTTCTGGTACTTCTTGGCGCTCTCGACATCTCCTATCTGAGTAGCCTCAATCATCTTCTGACGCAGCACATCCGCCTGGTTCTGCAGAGCGGTCATTGTGGCCTGAGCCTGTGATGCGTTAAGAGTTACGACACTCTCACTATATACTGTATTTCCGGCCATTGTATATTACTTTATTTCCACACTACTTATATTCTCAAACGCCTGCAGCGGAATGTTTGCAGCGTCATATCCGTAACGCTCCGCCATCAGACGTCCCAGCTTATTCACCTGACCTATGAACACAGAACTGTACCAAGGTTTTTTGGACCTGGTATCAGACTGCTCACCCAGATGGACTCCGCGGCCTACGCCCATATCCGGAAAGATTCCATACCAGGTATAAAAGAATGTTATCTTCTCCGGAGATCCATTGGCATCCACACTCACATGAGCCTGGAGAGACTGAAGCAGCTCACCGGTATCGATGACCTCCATCTCATTGATACGGCGGATCCAGCGCTCCAGCACAATCTCCGCCCAGCGCTCGGCCATCACTCTCAGTCCATCCTCACGCGCTCCCATGGCTATCAGTTACCTGTTCCGGAACCACTGCCACTACCGCTACCACTGCCGGAGCCTTCAGCCACAGTGAAGTCAGTATACTCTCTGAAGTTCAGCATCAGCTCATAACCACGGCAGGTAGGACCGCCATAGCGCTGCATGTATGATATCCTGGTAGGATCCCAGTCAGTGAGAGATGCATCAGCCTGGGCAGGTGACAGTGATACGTTTGGATATTGACTCAACATGGCACGTATGATCTTCTTACAAAGATTGAACATGCTGCGATATAAAGCACATTCATCTTCATTACGTCCCATCTGGCCCATCACCCACATGGACTGAGTACCGGTATCCAGCGGACCGCTCTGACCTATAGAGAACTGACCACTGCCACGGCTCTCCAGTATCACACACGGATATGATGTTTCACGCAAAGATTTGAGGATGGCCATGATACCATCATAGCCATTACCCTCAAGAATATGTCCTTCGCCCTGCAGCTCCGGTATGGACTGCAGCAGCCTAGTGAGATCGCTTACTTTTAGCATATATCTTATTCAGTGAATACAGTACAGCATGTGTGTCAGACTTCAGGATATTGTCATTATCCTGAGGCTTGTTATCATTCATAGTGGAGAGCAGATCCAGCAGCAGGTCTGCCTGAGTCTTGCTGGTGATGCTCTCTTCCGATGTCAGCACATCCGGATACTTCTTCAGCAGGAAATCCTGCACGCCGTTCCACCATATCACCACGCCCTTCTTCTGCCACGGCAGCAGACGGCGCACACGGCCACCGGTAAGACTCTTCACCGCCTCCTTCAGCCACTTCTCATTATTGTTATCAGCCGAGTAGCGCATCATGAATGAGGCAGCCTGGTAGTAACCGTTAAACGGCACTCCGTACAGCTTACGGTCTACACCCTCGATAGGTGACGGCGGAAGGCCGATGGAATCCAGGATATACTCCATATCCTTGGCACCGGCATGTACCACATTATAACCTACCACATAGTCCTTACCTTTGAAGGTGAAGGGAAACATATCCTTGATGGCCTTCGGATCATACCTGTTCGGATTGGCCGGAACAATATGAGCCAGACGGCACCACAGCAGGAACAGCATCTCCGCCCTACCGTTAGGATGAGATAACACCTCGCAGGCATCTTTGAAATCCTGCAGTGACATGGTTTCCCATGACGTAGGATAAACCAGATCCAGCTTCTCCGCTCTACGCCCCATAAAGAGCTTCTTGAAAAAATTGATAATCTTGCGCATAGTTGTATTTAGAACATAGAAAAAATAGGCGTATCGGAGTGGTTTATTCCAGGAGCGCTGGCAGCCTTGGAATGCATGTATGTGGGGAACTTCTCCGGATTGGCCTTCATCACAGCCACAGCTTTGGTTATCTGCTGCTGATAGGTCTCAGCATCAGTAAGCACCAGAGCTGCTATGGCCGTCCGGATGAGACGCAGCACGGTCATCTCCACATCATCCATCTGCTCTGCGTCACGTACCTTCTCCAGCAGCTCACTGGCATACTCCGTAGAGATGTATGATGCAGCATTAGTCATCAGCACCACTGAGAGCGTACCTATCAGCTTGCAGTAGTCACTCCAGGTCCTTGGATATGCATTGGCTGTGACATTGTTATACACTGCTACCTCCTTGAACTGAGAAAAGGTCAGGAACAGACCGGATGTCAGGCGTTTGAACTGTTCGGTACCGCCCCATGCCAGTGTACCCTGTGCCGGATCTGTCAGCCATGATATCAGCAGGTCACGTGACAGATCCAGACGGTCCTGCAGGCTGGCCTTGAGATTAGCCACACGATCCTTGCTGGCCGGAGCCATCTGTTCATCCTGGATCACTGCGAATCCGGAATCCGTCAGAACCAGATCCATCTCATGGATGGCACTGAGAAACGCATCCACGCATACTATACGCTGGCACTTCTCCTTCAATTCCGGATAGGCTGTGGTAGCCACATCGATGGCGTCCATCAGAGCACTACCCAGGATCTTATCCTCCAGCTGCTGCTGCGCCACCTTCAGAGCGTCATCAAACACATTCGGCGTACCCTTCATAACGATGGAAGGAAGGAACGCCTTCATATCAGTAACCGTTGCAATCATATCTCGCTATTTGTTGATTCTTCCTTACCGGACTTATTCTGATCCAGAGTTGTGAAAATGTACTCAGGCAGCTGGATGAAGATATCCTTATCCCAGCCGTTATACTTCTTGACTATAGATAGGATCCTCATGCAGCGGTCTATCAGAGGCTTCATCATAGCCTGCTTCATCAGATACAGCTCACGTGCCTCGGTGCCGCCTACCAGCTTGTTATTCTTACCAGGTGTAGCGCCGATGAGACCGGCATGAACGCCCATGGCGTAGCAGATGATATTGGCTGTTGATTCGGTATCATCGATATACTCTCCACCCTTCAGATCATTCTGTACCGGAGTGATCTCGATGTACTTATGCTCGGTAGATCCGGCAGCTGTAGGCATCAGTTCCTTCAGTGCCATGATAGCCTTGTTTGCGTTATTCTGGCCTGCCAGGAACTCATTGAACTTCTGCTTCTCCTTCTCTACACGCTCCTGGTATGCGGTACGGTCATTCATATCGATACCCTCCTGCTTGCAGATATTCTCAAAGTACTTAGGAGATATGTAGATGATGTACTTGACACCCAGCTGATTCTTCAGTATGGCCTTCTTCAGTTCCGGTACCATAACGCTATGATCATACCATCCTGAGCTGAAGATAGAATACCATTCTGGACGGCTGTAGTACGGCTTACCAGGTGACGGCATATATACGCCGTATATCATACGCTCCCTGGCAGCAGAGAAGATCTCCAGATCCTCAATGGCACGGAACTCATCAATCACACGGCTGCAGATGATATCATCCACTCCAGGAGTCTTATCCCAGTTAGCGCAGTAGTAGTGATAGTTGATGCTGCCATGACGGTCCATCATACCCCAGCGGCTGAATACAGCCTCCTTATGACGTATAGAAGCAATCTTATGCTGCTTCTGACGATCCGGACGCAGCTCCACAAATGCATTGTAGAAATAGTTCATGTCAGTGAGCTGCTGCATCAGGAACAGAGGTATATCATTAGCCTCGAACCAGTCAAACTCCTCACCTTCATCCACCGGTATAGTCACCATCTGGCCCTTGGCGTCATACATACGCTGGCCCTTATCATCACGCACAGCCTTCACCAGCCTAGGTCCCAGGCCATAGCATACATTGGAATTAAAGTGCAGGTTTGCAGACAGCACATCATTCTTAGCGGCTTTTGCCAGCAGATGATTAGGCAGCAGGTTATCTTCACCCCATGGTGCCACCTTATACGTTCCGATCTTGATCGGATTGATGTCATAGTCCAGCTTGAAATTACTACGGCTGTCTATGGCTACGATAGCCTTGATGTCAGGATACAGGTTGACATCTTCCACTATCTCGATACCATTCTGTAGACTCATAATATTACCTCTTCTCCGTTAAACTCTATTACCGTATATCTGTTCACCGAGCGGATCTCCTTGCTCGGCAGCAGCATGATATTGAACGTCTGGCCGCTGCCATGGAATGAAGTGAGCCGGCAGTGATCCACACGGACCAGCTCTCCATCCTCCGCAACCCATACGATGGAGAACTCCTTCAGGTGTTCCACCAGCGTAGTTATCTTACTCTGTGATATCATATTTAGCTCCCTTTGCTGAACAAAAATACCCCCATAATCAGGCGTATTTTAGGACACAGTGCAGTCACAAACGCATTTACGTCAAAAAATTACACCTCAAAACGCTAAATACTCCATTTTCAGTCAGAAACATCACATTTTGCGAAGCTGACTCCACGCCCTGCCCTCTCCGGCAGGCCGCAATTGCAAGAGCTTGCAGCGAATATGCCA